CACTTTTTGCTGGAAGCCTGCTATACAAAAACGATATTCGAATGCAATGACATCCTACGAGGGGTAAATCTTGCTCCGCTGACAAAAGAAAAATAAAAATTATCGGCCAGCCCGGACATTTTGTGTCCGGGTATTTTTATGCCTGTTTTCAATAACCGGCGTGCCTGTCCGTGCGAACATCTTGTTTCGCACGGGCTTTTTTTGTACCTGCAGGGTATCTGAACGGACATTCCATGTCCGTGTTCAATGCTGTGCGCCCCGGTAAAATGAAATCATGCCAAACGGGATCACTCCCGCGGCAAAACGGACGAGCCGTCTTAGGCTCCCGGTCAAATAAATTCAAAGCCTGATTTGCAATAAGGGCCGAGGATACAAATATTGTCCTGTTCACCGCTTACGGCGGTGGATGGCAATGTCGGTACCCTTTCCTTGTTGCGCCTTTTTCAGGCAAAGGGTCTGTGTGCCGACAGTGCACAGGCTCTGTTTGTTGTCCTCCGCCCACCGCTCATCAGGCGGAAAGGACAACCATGACAAGCCATGAAAATCAGAGTCAAACCCGTATCTTCAAAATCTACCTGCCCCATGAACAGCAGTGGGCCGAAGTCACAAAAGCACAGTACTATGCCTACTACCGTGGCATCTGGGCCACCAGAAAACGCGCACAAGCACATCATCAGTGCATGTGCCCCAAAAGCAAGCACTGGATGTGCGACGGCGACTGCCTCGACTGCGAGTTCCACGCAGCAGGTGACACCCTTTCCATTGACCGTACCTATCAAAACAGCGACGGCGATGAGCTCTCCATGCTGGACAAGCTTGCCGATTCAGCCGCCGGCATCGAAGACGTCGTAACCGACCAAATCATGCTGGACATGCTCTTTCAGCGTCTCGCTGAAATTATGCCGGAGGCCCGCCGCATCGGCAACCTGCGCATGGCGGGGCTGTCCGACACAGAGATTGCCGATAAAATCGGCATCCCGCGCACCACATTTCTCTCCCGCCTCAAAAAGGCAAAGGAGCTCCTGCAGCGCGAATTCCCCGACCTGTTTTAGCCCTGTATCTCCGGCCGCCCTCAAAAGCGGTCGGAGATTTTTTAAATTGTTTTTCCCTGCTTCGTCAAAACGCCCTTCCCACCTCCAGTGGGTAGTGGAAAGAGCAAAAACGACAACCGCTCCTTCCGGGGAGGTGAACAAGGTGTACGAAACCGACATCCGGGCCCGCGCTGCGGACAGAGAACTCATTGAAGTCCTGACCGCAATCAGCGCCGTGTCCAAACGCATGGCAAGGAAACTCACGATACTTGCCGATCAGAGTCAATCCGCGGAAGGAGGAAAAGCAGATGAGCAAAATGGGCGATATGGCTGCCACCATCGAAGAATTGCGGAACGCCGCTGCCGCTATTAACGACGCGGCGAACTGGCTGGCCGAGGCGTTCGGCGCAAAAGAGCCGGCCGAAAAAGCGCCCCCGGAAGAACCGGCACTGACGCTGGAGGAAGTAAGAGCCGTGCTCGCGGACAAATCCCGTGCGGGCCACACCGCCGAGATTCGCTCACTGCTTCAGAAGTACGGCGCCGACAGGCTTTCCAAGGTAGACCCCGCCCGGTACGGGGAACTGCTTGCGGATGCGGAGGGTATCGGGGTCCCCGAAGAATCCGCAGATTCTTTGGGGAGAGGAGGAGCAGCGGAATGAACGAGCTTTCGTGTTTTCACGGAAGCGAGCGATATGAAGCTTGCGACGACGAGATGCCACCTAAAGGACACGCACTTCTCTCCGCATCCAGCGCCGACCGCTGGCTCCACTGCCCGCCGTCTGCCCGGCTTTGTGAAAGTTATGCGGATAAAGGCAGCGACTACGCCGCCGAAGGCACCGACGCCCACGCGCTGTGCGAATACAAGCTCCGCAGGGCGCTGGGGCTTCCCGCCGAGGACCCGGCCGACAACCTGACCTGGTACAACGAGGAAATGAACGACTGCGCCGCCGGCTACGCTGCTTATGTGCTCGAACAGGCGGAAGCCGCCAAGCAGAGCTGCGCCGATCCGGTGGTGCTCATTGAACAGCGCGTCGATTTCTCCCGCTGGGTGGAAGGCGGCTTCGGAACGGCCGACTGCATCATTATCGCGGACGGCACCCTGCGGGTCATCGACTATAAGCACGGTCTCGGTGTTCTGGTGACCGCTGAGGAAAATCCGCAGATGCAGTGCTACGCGCTCGGCGCGCTGGAGCTTTTCGACGGCATCTACGACATCGAAACGGTCGGCATGACCATTTACCAGCCGCGCCGGGACAACGTCAGCACCTGGGAAATCTCCAAAGACGCCCTGTACCAATGGGCCGACGAGGTCCTGAAGCCCACCGCCGAGCTTGCCTTTGCCGGTGACGGCAATTTTCTCTGCGGAGAATGGTGCGGCTTTTGTAAGGCAAAGGCCGACTGCCGCGCCCGGGCCGAGGCCAATCTTGCGCTGGCGCAGTACGAGTTCAAGCTGCCGCCGCTCCTCACGGACGAGGACATCGAGGACATTCTTTCCAAAGCGGACGAGCTCGTTTCGTGGGCGTCGGCCATCAAGGAATACGCCCTGCGGCAGGCCGTCAGCGGCAAGAAGTGGGCCGGCTGGAAACTGGTCGAAGGCCGCTCCAATCGGAGGTATGTCAACGATGCAGTGGTCGCCGATGTGGTCGAGCGCGCGGGCTTCGACCCCTATGAGCGCAGGGTGCTCGGCGTCACCGCCATGCAGAAGCTGCTCGGAAAATCCCGCTTTGACGAGCTTTTGAACCCTTACATCGAAAAACCCCAGGGCAAACCCACGCTCGTGCCGGAGAGCGACAAACGCCCGGCCATGTCAACGGCGGAAGCCGATTTTAACGAAAATGAAGGAGGACAATCCTATGTCTAACAAAGTCAGCAATCCCATGAAAGTGATCACCGGCCCCGATACCCGCTGGAGCTATGCCAACGTCTGGGAGCCCAAGTCCATCAACGGCGGCACGCCGAAATACAGCGTCAGCCTGATCATCCCCAAGTCCGACACCAGAACCGTCGCCAAGCTTAAGGCGGCCATCGAAGCGGCCTACCGCGAGGGCGAGTCCAAGCTCAGAGGAAACGGCAAGACCGTACCGCCGCTGGCCTCCATCAAGAACCCGCTTCGCGACGGCGACGCGGAACGCCCCGACGACCCCGCCTATGCCAACGCCTACTTTATCAACGCCAACTCCACGACGGCTCCCGGCATTGTGGACGCCGACCTGAATCCGGTGCTCACCCGCTCCGAGGTGTACTCCGGTGTGTACGGCCGCGCCAGCATCAACCTGTATGCGTTTAATTCCAACGGCAACAAAGGGATTGCCTGTGGTTTGAACAATCTACAGAAAATACGTGATGGCGAACCTCTCGGCGGCAAGACCAGCGCCGAAAACGACTTCGCGTCCGACGACGATGAAGATTTTCTGAATTAAGCCTGCAAATAAAAAGTCAAGGGGGTAAACGGGAAAATGCTTAAAATTTCAGAAAGAAAAAACGGGCAACACAAAAAAGCTGCCGCGAGAGCGCCAACTTGAAAGTGTTGCAAAAAGGGAGCTATTCGGCTGTATCCAAAGAGGCCAGATGCTCTTTCACCTTGCCGTAGTAAATGCGCAGGAACTTGTTGCAGCCCGCCGTCATGTAGACGTGGTACGGTTTCCCCTCGGCGCGTTTCTTGTCAAGGAACCGGAATACAGGATCGTCGGGAGGGGCCTTCTGGAGCAGGGCGACCATTACCAGAAAAAGTGTTTTGCGCAACTCGGGCGAGCCGCGTTTCGAGGAAGAAGTGCTCTTGGCTTCGTAAGAGCCGGATTGGTTGGGAGTAGGGTCGACGCCCGCGAACGCGGTCAGAGAACCCTTGTGGGCAAAACGGCTCACGTCGCCGATTTCGGCCATGAGCTGCGGCCCGAGGGAATCTCCCACGCCATATAGGGACATCACGACGGGGTACTCGGGGAGTTGTTCCGCCAGACGTTTCATCTCGGCCCGGAAGACCTCGACCGTTCTGGAAACAGCGTTCAACTGGGCGACAGCCTCCTGAACCAGCATCTTTGTCAAGGCGTCTTTCGGCAGCATGGCAATCAGGTCCTTCGCTTCCTCGTGGATTTCTCCGGCTCTGGCAGCGCTGAAATTGTAGCCGTGCCGTTTGCACCACTTGCGGTATCGCTCGATGAAAGCTGTCCGGCTCATGCTCCGCACACAGTCCACATGCCAGAAGGACGCGGCAAAATCCACCCACTTCTGGCTCCCGTCCTCACGGGCGGGGCTGTCGAAAAGGGCGTTCACACCGGGGTATGTCTGGTCAAGCAAAGCGATCAGGTTGTTTTTCAAGGCGGTCTTAGGAACCTCTGAACAAATGGCATGAAAAGGGTATTTTCACCGAATAGGATTCAAGAAGCATCATGGACTGAATGATG